GTAGTTGATAGTGGGTATAGAGGTGAATTACAAGCTACATTCAAAAAAGTATATGGAAAAAATGATGTAAGAATTGATGAAACTGATTACAAAGTTGGTGATAGAATTGCACAAATTATTATCTTACCATATCCACAAATAGAATTTACTGAAGTAGAAGAATTATCTAACACCGAAAGAGGCGATGGCGGATTCGGTTCAACTGGAAAATAATATGAGTTTTTTCGCAAATGATATAAGTAAAAGAGAGCATACTTTGTGGGTGGAAAAATACCGCCCACAAACTCTTGCTGACTATGTTGGTAATGAAACCATCAAAGAAACTATTCAGCAATATTTAGATGCAAACGACATACCACATTTGTTGTTATACGGAAAAGCAGGTACTGGTAAGACCACACTTGCTAAACTAATCGTAAACACAATTAAGTGTGATAGTATGATTATCAACGCATCAGATGAAAACAATGTAGATACAGTAAGAACAAAAGTTAAGAACTTCGCATCATCAGTTGGATTTGCAGGTTTCAAAGTAATCATATTAGATGAGTTTGATTATATGACACCGGGAGCACAAGCGATTTTGAGAAACTTAATGGAAACATTCAGTAAACATTGTAGATTCATTTTGACTTGTAATTATATTGAGAAAATCATTGACCCTATTCAAAGCCGTTGTCAATCATTCGCAATTACTCCACCGACTAAAAAAGATGTGGCAGTACAAGTTAGTAAGGTTTTAGATTCGGAAAAGATTAAGTATGATATTAAGAATGTTGCAGACATCATTAATTCTTATTATCCTGATATTCGTAGAATACTTAATACTTGCCAATTACAATCAGCAAAGGGAGAATTGAAAGTAGACCACAAAGTGATGGTTGAATCAAACTTCCAAACGAAATTGATTGACCTATTAAAATCAAATGATGACAAACGTAATTTGTTTATGAAGATTAGGCAAGCAGTAGCAGATAATCACCTAAACGATTATTCAGAAATGTATTCAATGTTATACGATAAAGTAGATGAATATGCGGCAGGAAATACTGCAAACGTAATTCTAACTATTGCGGATGGTCTTTCAAAAGATGCATTAGTAGTAGATAAAGAAATAGTATTTATGAGTACAATTATACAAATATTAAACATTATAAAATAAACAAAATGGAACAAGGACAAGGACAATTACCAATGAATTTTAATTTAAACGATGCAAGAGAAATGCTTTGTGAGTGTGGTAATAATACATTTATGCCGGGTTTTAGATTTAGAAAAGTATCACGTTTAATTACAGGTGGTGCAAAAGATAGTGTACTTCCAATTGAAATGTACCTTTGTACACAATGTGGAAAACCATTACAAGACCTTTTACCAGATGAATTAAAAGATAAAAAAATTGTAGAATAATGGCAGTTAAAAAGTTATTTGACCATTTAAACGCAATAACCGCAGAACAAGACCCAAAGTACTTCGATAAACTTTCAGAAGAGGATTTGAAATCATGGAGTAATTTTATGATTAATCGTTTTCTTTCTATGAAGCCAGAGTGGGTTGAATTGATTGCAACTCTTTTACCTTTGACACAAACATTACAACCAAAAGAAATGTATAAGTTGTATATAAGTGTAATTCCAAAAGGTAAATACTTTTTGAAATATATAAAAGGTATAGTTCTATGGCAAGAGTATCATTTTCACAATATAGTATGTGGAGTAGTTGTCCACAACAATACAAATTAGCATACATAGATGGATTATCACAATCCACATCCAATATACATTCAGTATTTGGAACAGCAATGCACGAAACACTACAACACTATTTAGATAAGTGTTTAAGAATATCCAAATCACAGGCAGATAAGATGATTGATTTGAAGGAATATCTCAAAGAAAGAATGAGAGAAACCTACATAAAAGATTCTGCCGGCGGAACTCTTAATGTTTGCACAAAAGAAGAAATGGTAGAGTTTTTAGAAGATGGAAACGTTCTTTTGGATTGGTTTCAAAAATCTAAAAACTTTAATAAATTCTTTTCACTAAAGCATGATGAATTAGTAGCAATCGAACAACCAATAAACACAAAAATTGCAGAGGGTGTAAACTTTATGGGATTTATTGATTTGATTGTTAAAGATACATTTACAGGCAAATATCGTATTATAGATTTTAAAACATCAACTGCAGGTTGGAGTAAATATCAAAAAGCAGATGCTGTTAAAAATTCTCAAATACTTCTTTACAAAAAGTTTTATGCAGAATTGATTGGTATTTCCGAAGATATGATTGATGTTGAATTTATCATCTTAAAAAGAAAAGTTGCAGTTAGAGAAGATATTCCAACTCACCGAATGAGTAAGCATATTCCTGCAAACGGAAAACCATCAATAAACAAAGCATGGACAGGATTCAAAGGATTTGTTGAAAGTGTGTTTGATGAAACCGGTACTTACCGATTGAATGTAAATTATCACAAAAAACCAAGCAAACTTTGTGGTTGGTGTGAATTTTACGGAACACACTGCGACGGAAAAAATTAAGTAAAAACAATATATATTTAAAATTAGTTATGGCAAAAAAGAAAATTCTGTTACTATCTGATGACCTTCGAATGGCGAGTGGTATCGCAAACGTTTCAAAACAATTAGTATTAGGTACAGTTGACAAATATGATTGGGTACAATTAGGAGCTGCTATTAAGCATCCTGAAGCTGGTAAGGTTATGGACTTAAATGAAGATGTACGCAAAAGAACAGGCGTAGCAGATGCAAGTGTAAAAATATACCCGTTTGATGGATATGGTAATCCGGATGTTATTCGTCAATTATTGATGATTGAAAAGCCTGATGCTATCTTACACTTTACCGACCCTCGTTATTGGATTTGGTTATATGAGATGGCACATGAAATTCGCCAATCAGTACCCCTTTTCTTCTACCACATTTGGGATGATTTACCAGACCCAAAATATAATAGAGATTACTACGAAAGTTGTGATTGGATTGGATGTATTTCAAAACAAACCTACGGTATTACGCGTAGAGTTTGGGGTTGGGATAAAGAAAAACATTGGAAGAAGCCAGAAGATTGGCAAGTAAGTTATGTACCACATGGTATTAATTCGGAAGATTACAAACCTGTAGAAGTACCTGAAGATTTTAAAAAGAGTATTTTCGGTGATAAAGAATATGATTTCGTTCTTTACTGGTCAAACAGAAATATTCGTAGAAAGCAACCAATAGATGCGATGTTAGCATTTAAAGAGTTTGTAGAAACTTTAAGACCCGAACAGAAGGATAGAGTTTGTATGTTAATGCATACTACACCTGTAGATGAGAATGGTACAGATTTACCTAGAGTCGCAGAACATTTGATGCCGGAAGTAAATATAATCTTTGCACCAAATAGATACACAGAACAAGAATTGAACTACCTTTATAATATGGCAGATGTTACAATCAATTTGGCATCTAATGAAGGATTTGGATTAGCAACCGCAGAATCGGTAATGGCTGGAACTCCAATCATTGTAAATGTGACAGGTGGTATGCAAGACCAATGTGGATTTAGAGTAAAAGGTAGTGGTAAGTTATTAACCGCAGAAGATTATGTAGAAATTGGTTCTTTGCATGACCGTTATAAAAAGAACACACATGTTTGGGGAGATTGGGTAAGACCAATTTGGCCAGTACGTTCAACAACGGGTTCGGTTCCTACACCATATATCTTTGATGATAGGGTTGACTTTTTGGATGTAGCACCTTTGATTAGAGAATGGTATGACATGGGTAGAGAAGCCCGAAAAGAAGCCGGAATCAAAGGTAGAAAGTGGATGTTAGGAGAAGGGAATTTAAGTAGAGAATATATGTGCCAATCTTTAGTGGATGGTATGGAAGGAGCATTTGCAAATTGGAAACCTATTAAAAAATATCAATTAGTTACAATATGAAACCAACATTAATATTTCAAGCACCGGTAGCAACGAGAAGTGGATATGGTGACCACGCGAGAGATTTATTACAATCACTTTATAAATTAGATAAATTCGATATTAAAGTAATTAGTACTCGTTGGGGTAATACTCCAATGGATGCACTTAATTATAATAATGAATTTCATAAATGGATTGTAGATAATATCGTACCATCTATTCAACAAAAGCCGGACATTTATGTACAAGTCACAGTACCAAATGAATTTCAACCATTAGGACATTATAATATCGGAATTACAGCTGGCATCGAAACAACGGTATGTGCGTTGGATTGGATTCAAGGTTGCAACCGAATGGATTTGATTATTGTTCCATCTGAACATGCAAAGAAAAGTTTAATTGGAACGGTTTATAACGAAGCAAATCAACAAACAGGTCAACTAATCCGTCAGCATAAAATTGAAAAACCAGTTGAAATTCTTTTCGAAGGATTCAATGAAAACGATTTTGGGACAGATGTAGTTGCACAAATTGATGTATTGAATGAAGTAAAAGAAGATTTTGCTTTTCTATTTGTAGGACATTGGTTAAAGGGAGATGAGGGAGAAGATAGAAAAAATATTGGTATGATGATTAAAGCTTTTGCAATGGCTTTTAGAGATGAAAAAATAAAACCAGCATTGGTATTAAAAACATCATCAGCAACATTTAGTGTTTTGGATAGAGAGGGAATCGTATCAAAAATCAGACATGCACTTGCAAAAGATTATGGAAAAGTTCCTGTTTATTTAATACATGGGGATATGAATCCATATGAATTAAATGGTTTATATGAACATCCAAAGGTAAAAGCAATGTTGAACTTTACAAAGGGTGAAGGATTTGGTAGACCTCTTTTAGAATTTAGTTTAACGGGCAAACCCATATTAGTAAGTAATTGGAGTGGGCATTTGGATTTCTTAAAAGAAGGTGCGGTATTGTTAGATGGTGAATTAAAAAACGTACATGAATCGGCCGCAGACCAATTTCTATTAAAAGATTCACAATGGTTTAATGTAAATATTTCAAAAGCATTATCCAAAATCAAAGATGTTTACAAAAATTATGATAAATACAAAGTTGCGGCATTTCAATTGGGTAAGCAGAACAAACAAAATTTTAGTTTAGGAAAAATGACTAAATTGTTTGATGAAATTTTAAATCAGTATGGTATTTATACTAAAGTACAACCGAAGTTTCAGCAATTGCAACTACCTAAATTAAAAATGTTAAATAAATAATGTCAAACTATAACCCAATATATCGTAAATTTGTAGATGATAAAAATGTAATATCTGCAAATAAAATGACAAGAGGTAAATTTTACCTAATAAAAGAATATGAATATGTTGATGGTGAGAAAGGAAGATTTACGGAAACCACAGGACCTATTGTTTTTACATTGTTTGTTTCCAAAGCAAAAGATATTATACATTGTATAAAAGTTTCAAATGTAAACCCAAATGCAATTAAAAGATTTTTTGGTAAATTTGTAAATGAGGAAACAGAAAGGTTACAAATGAGGGGTAATGCAAAACAAATATATGAAAAAACTATAAGTAAAATGCCTACAATAACCAGTGATTCTTATAGAACTTATAAAATAAGTGGATTGAGAAAAGTGGTAGAACTTAATATGGATGTAAATCAAATTACACCTAAAAATAAAAATGTAGTTGGAATAGATATTAAATCACAAAAAAGAAATGTATAATAGGTTATGAATTCAGTTTGGACATTTGGAGATTCAATGACTGCTCCGATAGGTGGTGATGGACCATATACAGATTGGTTGGGAAGAAGAGCAAACACTCATTGTCAATTTATTGCTGAACATTTTGGATTTGAACCAATAAATAAAGGAGTTTCTGGATCATCACCCAATCAAATATTTGATGATTTTATGCTAAATCATAAAGATATAAAATCGGGTGATATAGTTACTTTTGGTTGGTCGCCCATAATGCGATATAGAATAGCATCTCAAAAACCATATGGAATAATGTGGCAACAATTTTGGGCAACATCTTTCAAAGGCGGTGTAGAAAAAGCATGTGTAGATGGAACTTATATAACAGAAGAAGTTGCACAGCATATTATTTTAAACCGATATGAATTTAAATATTTTTATAGTGAAGAAGTAAATAGATGGATATCGTTTATAAAAGAGTGGGCAAAATTAAAAGGAGTAAAAGTGGTAAATTGGACTTGGTGTGATTCCAATTTTGGTGGAGCTCATAGTATTAATGTTGATATCCCAATTCGTATGAGAACGGATATGTCAATGGAAACAAATAATGTCGTAAAAGATGGACACTATGGTGAAGTTGGGCATAAAGAATTAGCAAAAGAAATTATTGAATTTTTAAATAAATTGTTATGACATCAAAAGAATTTGTTATTTGGTTAAAGGGATTTTCAAAAGCAGCAAACTCATATAATATTACACCAGCGCAATGGGATGAAATACAGGAAGAATTGGCAAAAGTTAATGATGGTGGATATGAAATTAAGTTACGCAATTACGGCTTGTAATGAGCACGAAGAAATTATTAGATTAGTTACACAATTATTAAATTACAAAGGTAAAGATTCCGAAGTAGTTGTTTTATTGGATATGCCAAAAGCACCGGCTGAAATGGTTGAGTATTTGGAATTACAAGCAAACGCAGACCATATTACCTTAATAGAATCGGAATTTGATAATGATTTCGCACAATGGAAGAACTTATTAAACTCACAATGTAAAGGTGAGTGGATATTCCAATTGGATGCAGATGAATATTTAGACTCAAATCTTATTGTTAATTTAGAAGATATTTTGGAAAACAATGTGGATAAGGATTTGATTGTAGTTCCACGTATAAATACCGTTGAAGGATTAACTGAAGCACATATTGAAAAGTGGGGATGGAATGTAAATGAGAAAGGGTGGGTTAATTTCCCCGATGTTCAGACACGTATCTATAAAAATTCGGATAAGATTGGTTGGAGTGGTAAAGTGCACGAAAGAATTGTGGGATTTCAAAATTATACAGCATTTCCACCTGAAGAAGTGTATTGTATTATACATCCAAAAACAATTCAAAGACAGGAAAAACAAAACGATTATTATTCAACGTTATAATGGTACATGTTTATTATCACATATATGCTGTTGAGGGAGTAGAATCTATAATTGATGAGCAAATAAATCTCATTCAAAAACACTTCGATTTTCCTTATACATTAAATGTTGGAATTTCTATTGCCAATGAAAACATATCATCTAAAACTATTATAGAAAAATTTTATAATTTTAATAAACCAAATTATATAATAAGAGATATTAGATGTAAAGGAAATGAATTTGTTACTTTGGATTTAATAATGGAAGATAAAGATAAACTTCCCGATACAGATTATATTTTATATATTCATACAAAAGGTGCATCAAAACAAAAAGAAGCAGTTTATGAGAATGTGAAATCTTGGAGAAGAATGATGCAATATTTTTTAATCGAAAAACATAAAAGTGTATTTAGAATTTTTGATAATACCGATTTTAATACATATGGTGTTTTATTAAGTCAGATAGGAAATTTTAAGTTACATTATTCTGGAAATTTTTGGTGGATGAAACCTAAATATGCAAAAACTTTAGATTTGACAGGAATTAAAGCAAATAGGTCTGCAGCAGAAGTAAACTTTATACAAAATGGAACAGAATGGAATCCATACTCACCATATAATAATGATGTGATAAACAATTATGAAATCTATTTTAAAAGAGAAGAATATGCAAAATAAAATAACATTCATATACGATTATAAAGATGGTGAAATTTGGTCAACACCAATGTCTTTACTTAATGAATTTAAGAAAAGAGGATGGGAAACCGAAATAGTTTCAATACCAAATGGGGATGATTCTCAATTACAATTATGGATTCAACAAGATACACCCACAGATATTGTTTTATTTATGGATTGGGGTAGATTTGATTCAAAATGGTTGGATAAATCTTTAAAACCAAATGCATTTTGGATACAAGAAAGTGGTGATGACCCACAAAACTTTGATAGAAACTATCCAAAAGCAAATCGTTTTCATTTAACAATAACGCCAGCCGCAAATGCATATGAAGAATATAAAACCCGTGGCATAAATGTAAGATGGATTACACATTGGGCAGATACGGCAGTTCAATTTCCAATGAACGTAGAACCAAAATATGTTGCAGTTACAACTAGAGGACCAGGTGGTTCTCAATTTCTTGATTACCTTACAAACTGGGCAGAAGGAGTAATTGGAAACCAAAATGGTATGGATGTAAATAAGCATACTGAATTTATTAATAGTGGTTTGATGGTTATCCAAAACAGTCGTTGGAAAGAAGTGACTCGTAGATTGTTCGAAGGTATGGCTTGTGGTAAGATGGTAATAACAGACCGTTTACCAGAAGAAGCAAAATTGAATGAGTTATTTGTAGAAGGTGAAGAGATAGTTTTATACAACGATATGTTCGATTGTATAGAAAAAATAAACTATTACAATGAAAATGAACAGGAAAGAGAAAGGATAGCATTCAATGGTATGCAAAAAGTTCTAAACAATTATACACAAATTCAAGTTGTAGATAAACTAATAAAAGAATATGAAAGTTTTAATAACAGGGGTAGCGGGTCTGTTGGGGAGTAGATTAGCAGATTGGATTGCAGAAACTAAACCCGAAATAAAAATTATTGGTGTAGATGATTTGAGTGGTGGTTATAAAGAGCATGTAAATTCAAATGTTGAATTTTATCAAATTAACATAAATGAAGATGCTTTTAAAGAAATATTTGAAATTCACAATATAGATTATGTATTTCATTTTGCAGCATATGCCGCAGAAGGATTATCACCATTTATAAGAAAGTATAATTATGAAAATAATTTACTTGCTACTGCACAGGTTATCAATGAATGTATAAAACATAATGTAAAGCGATTGGTATTTACATCTACATTGGCAGTTTATGGACATGGTAATTATGGGATATTTGATGAATCACAAATTCCAAAACCAATTGACCCTTATGGGGTAGCAAAGTATGCTTGTGAAATGGATATTCAAATTGCGGGCGAACAACATGGATTAGATTGGTGTATAATTCGTCCACACAATGTGTATGGCATTAAGCAAAACATTTGGGATAGGTATCGTAATGTTTTAGGAATTTGGATGTATCAGTACATGAATAACGAAGCAATGACCATATTTGGTGATGGTGAACAAAAGAGAGCATTTAGTTATATTGATGATATATTAGAACCACTTTGGAATGCTGCAGTAAAACCGGAAGCATCAAACGAAATCATTAATTTAGGTGGAGTTGAAGAATGGACAATAAATAATGCAAATAAAACTTTGTTAGAAGTAATTAGTAATGGTGAGGTTGTATATAAAGAAGCAAGACACGAAGTAAAACATTCAATACCAACCCATCAAAAATCAGTAGACATATTAGGATTTCAACATAAAACAACATTAAAAGAAGGTTTGACTAAAATGTGGGAGTGGGCAAAACAACAACCTAATAGAGATAGATTTCATTGGGGAAATTATGAATTAGAAAAAGGAATTTATTCATTTTGGAAAAAATAAAATTATGAAAAAGTTACCAATTAGCATAGGAATATTAAGTTGGAATAGCGGCCAAGTTTTAGTAGATACATTAACAACTTATTACAATAATGGATTATTTGATATGGTAGATGATGTGACCATTTTGTTTCAAGAATTTAATCAGCAAGATTACCAAATAGCAAAACACTTTGGTTTGAATATTATTGGAATGAATTCTAATATCGGAATCGGACAGGCATTTATAAAACTTACAGAAAATGCAAAGCAAGATTATGTTTTAGTATTAGAACATGATTGGAATTTAATTGAAGATAGGGAAACCACATACAACACATTAAAGAGAAGTGTATCGGCAATTGAAATGGGAATGGATGTAGTTCGTTTAAGACACAGAAAGAATCCCGGACATCCACACTTCTCATTTCAATATCAAGGAAGAGAATTAGATTACTATGATAAAGAAATTGAATGTACATCTCCACACTTATTGGATTCGGTACATTGGTGCGACCCTGCTGAAAAGTTTCCTGATTTAATTGAAAAATCGGAAGATATGTTTTGGACTACATCTCGATATGGTAATTGGACAAATAATCCATGTCTTTATAAAAAACAATTTTATTTAGATGTTGTTAGACCATTCGCAGGAGAAGGTATAGGATTAGAAGGAAACATCAGCAAGTGGTGGGCCCAACAAAATTATAAAGTCGGACACAACGAAGGATTATTTATGCACAATGATTGGCAGAAATATGGTAGAGCATAAACCATATATAATCAGTATAGCAGGTGATTCCGGCTCCGGTAAATCGACAATATCAAATTTTATCCGATTATATTATGGATACGAAAATACAACTTTGATATCTGGAGATGATTTGCACAGATGGGAAAGAGGTGATACAAATTGGGAAAAAATTACTCACTTAAATCCTAATGCCAACAATCTTAAATTAGGTGATTTACAATTGTTAAGTTTAAAAGAAGGTGTAAAAGTTTTAAGAAAAAAATACGACCACCATACTGGTAAGTTTGGAGATATGATTACAATACATCCAAACAAATATATTATAAACGAAGGATTACATGCGTTTTATACAATCGAGGCCGAAACACTTTCTGATTTAAAAATTTATATTGATATAGATGAAGACTTGAGAATCGATTTAAAAATAAAAAGAGATACTATTGAAAGAGGATATAAGAGAGATGATGTTTTAGATTTAATTGAAAAAAGAAAATCAGATTCAGAGAAAATAAAAAGGGTGCAATTACAAAAAGCAGATGTTATTATAAAAATTAAAAGAGGTTCCGAAATCCAAATAGATTGTAAAAAAGATGTTGATTATTTATTATTAGATTTTCTAAAAAAATTACATAAAGAATTACATATTTTTGAGTGGGTAAATAAAACAATTGGTGAAAGTTTACCACTTGTACAATCAAAAGGTGGAAACATTTCTGCAAAGATAGATAACAAACTTATAATAAAAGAAAGTGGTGGAAAAATTAAAAATGTAAATTATTCAGCTGGTTATAGTATATTAGATTATAAAAATTTTAATATTGATAATTTAACTTCTGATAAAGAATTGCATAAGTTTTTATTGGCTTCTGTAAAAAATTCAATATATAAAAAACCATCTATGGAAACGGGTTTTCATACCGGTTTTAAAAAGTATGTTTTTCATTTGCATCCAATTTATTTGAATTGTATTCTTTGTTTGGAAAATGCAGAAGAAGTTATTAAAAAAATATTTACGAATTTATTTGAATATAGTTTTATAAATTATTTTAATCCTGGATATCAATTAACAAAAGAAATATTAAAAAAAGAAAAATTAAAAGATATTATTTTTTTAAAAAATCACGGGTTAATCATTTCATCCAATGATTGTTATGATGGAATATATTACGTTTCACAGATTAATAAACTTTCAAAAGAATATATAAAAGAACACATAAATAGTTTTGAAGAATTTTCATTAGATTGGAAAGATAAAGAGTGTATTGAATCTTATAGTTGGCCAGATTCTATTATATTAAGTGATGATGAAACCATTGCGGCAAATAATTATATAAACTACATAGGAAGTAATTTGGGTACAATTCAACAATTGAAAAAAGAAGATATTGAATATTTAAAAAATATAGAAGCAGAAAAATATAGGTTATGATAAAGTTAATAATTTTTGATATGGATGGTGTTTTGGTTGAAGCTAAACAAATACACTATGATACTTTGAATGAAGCATTGGCAGAAATAGACCCAAAGTATGTTATATCAGAAGCTGAACATCTTTCAATTTACGATGGATTAAAAACAACTCAAAAGTTAGAATTACTTACAAAAAACAAAGGATTGCATCCAGAATTTTATGATAGTATTTGGTATAGAAAGCAACACCTAACTATTGAAGCAATATCTCAATTAAAGTTAGATGAAAGATTAATTGAAATATTCAAAGAGTTGCGTGATAAAGGTTATAAGTTAGCATGTTGCTCAAACTCAATTAGGCGTTCTGTATTGGTTATACTTTCAAAGATAGGTCTTATTGAATATATGGATTTAATTCTTTCTAATGAGGATGTAAAGAACTCTAAACCACACCCTGAAATGTATTGGAAGGCTATGAGTATGATGGGTGTGTTACCTGAAGAAACTCTTATTGTAGAGGATTCACCACCAGGTCTTTTAGCAGCAAGTAGAAGTAGAGCAAATGTGTTAAGAGTTGATAACCCAAAAGATTTGGTGTTATCAAAAATATTTAGTAAATTAGAAAAAACAGATAATATGAATACTCCAAAATGGCAAGGTGGTAATTTGAACATATTAATACCGATGGCAGGGGCTGGAAGTAGATTTGAAAAAGCAGGATATACTTTTCCAAAACCCCTTATTGATGTTAATGGAAAACCAATGATTCAGGTTGTAATAGATAATCTTAACATTGAAGCAAATTATATTTATGTAGTTCAAAAAGAACATAGAGCAAAATATAATTTAGATACTCTTCTAAATCTTATAACTCCTGGTTGTAAGATAGTTGAGGTAGATGGATTAACCGAAGGTGCGGCTTGTACAACCCTATTAGCAAAAGAACATATTGATAACGATGCTCCGCTTTTGATGGCAAACTCCGACCAATTCGTTGAATGGGATAGTAATGAGTTTATGTATAAAATGATTGAGCAAAAATTAGATGGTGGATTCCTAACATTCAAAGCAACTCATCCTAAATGGTCATTTACAAAAATTGATGAGAATGGATACGCTACAGAATTAGCAGAAAAAAATCCAATTTCCGATATAGCAATAGTTGGAATTTATTATTGGGCAAAGGGTTCGGAATATGTTAAGTACGCAGAACAAATGATTCAAAAGAATATCAGAACAAATAATGAATTTTATGTTAGTCCTGTATATAACGAAGCAATTCAAGAAGGTAAAAAAATTAAACCATTTCATATTGAAAAAATGTGGGGATTGGGAACACCTGAAGATTTAGTTCACTATTTAGAACATCACAAATGATATTAATAGCACACAGAGGAAATATAGATGGCAGAATACCAAGCCGTGAAAATCATCCTGATTACATAAATGAAGCTTTGAAAGAAGGATATGATGTTGAGATTGATGTGTGGTGGACATCGGATGGTTGGTATTTAGGACATGATGAACCACAATACAAAGTTTATTCTGATTATTTTTTCAATCCTAAATTGTGGATTCATTGTAAAAATGCAGCAGCTTTAGAAAGGTTTAATAAATGGAACAACTTAAAATACTTTTGGCATGCAAATGATGATTACACCTTAATATCAAATGGTATGATTTGGGTATATCCTGGAAAAGAATTATTAAAAAATTCAATATGTTGTATGCCCGAATGGGGATATGGTGGTGATTTGGGAATCTGCCATGCAATATGTACGGATGAGATTTTAAAGTATAAAGAATTAATATGAAAGTAGCGATTTGTTTTTACGGACAGCCAAGAAGATACAAACAAGTATTAGAACAATGGAATAAAGTAATATCCGAATTAGGAGCTGATGTTTTTATTCATACTTGGTATGGGCAAGATAGAGGTAGAGTGGATATAGATGTTAATGAATTAATAAATGATTTTTCCCCAAAAGAAATAGAAGTTTCAAGTCCACATAGATTTATTGATTTAATACCGAAAGATGCTAATTATGAAAATCAATCATATCACGGAATGAATCAGGCATATACGATTAATAAAGTCATTCAATTATTAGAAAGTTATTCATATAATTTTAATAAAAAATATGATGTTGTTATTAAATCCAGATTTGATATTACACTATTAGATGTGGATATGTTTATAGAATTTGTAAAGAATAAAATTGAAGAAAAGAAATTATATGTTGCAGCAAATCATTGGATTGGCTCGGATATGTTTGATGATAATATAATGGTTGGAACTACGGAATCAATAACAAACATGTCAAATAGATATTTTAAATATACAATTGATTTTATAAATACCACAAAAATTATACCTGGTGGAGAACAAAATGTTTTTAGATATATTAACCACATAGGAGAATTACAAAATATAACTAAAATAGATAGTGTAAATTTTAAACTAATACCATTACCTTTTAACGAAATAATATTAAATCAAAATGAAAAATAGATATATAGAAACTTTATTGAGATATGATTCTGCTTGGAAAGGGCATGGATTATTTGCAATGAAATTAGTAGAAACATTTAATCCAAATGTAGTAGTAGATTTAGGAGTTGATTATGGGTTTTCAACATTTTGTTTTGCATATCCACAAATTGGTAGTATATATGGAATTGATTGGTTTCAAGGTGATGACCACGCTGGGCATAGAGATACATTAAATGATGTAGATAATCTGTATCAGGACTTAATAAAATGGTATGGAGTATCTAATATAGAATTTATAAAATCTGATTTTGCAGATGCGGCTAAAAGTTGGGATAAAAAAATTGATATACTTCATGTCGATGGGTTTCATTCTTATGAAGCTGTAAAAAAAGATTATGAGAATTGGATAGGATTTTGTAATGATGATGCTGTAATATTATTTCATGATACTGAATCTTTTCCAGAAACCGTTGGAAAATTTTTTAATGAATTAGATGGGTTTAAATTTAATAGAACCAATTCCGCAGGACTTGGTGTATTAACAAAGTCCCAAAATGCATATGAAAAAATAAAACAATTTATAAATGAATAAAGTTGTATTTTGGCATACATATTTGGTTGGTGATTATAAATTGGTAGTTCAAGAACAAATTACAAAATTAATAACATCAGGACTATATAATGAGGTAGATTATATATTTACAGGTATTTCTGC